AATAGGGTTTTTAAAGTCAGTCAAAAAGATGTTACAAGGCGGATCTGGTGGGTCAAACGTCTCCGTCAAATGGGATGGTGCACCTGCTATATTCTGTGGCACAAATCCTGAAAACGGCAAGTTCTTTGTCGGCACTAAATCTATATTCAACGCAACTCCTAAAATCAACTATACAAACGTAGACATCAAAAGAAATCACGGTGGCGCTCTTGCAGATAAATTACAAGTTGCATTAAAGTATTTTCCATCACTTGGTATCAAAGGTATACTTCAAGGCGATTTACTTTTCACCAGTAGTGATAAGAAGATGGCTAAAGTTGGTGGTGAAGACTCTATCATATTCACACCTAATACAATTACATATGCAGTACCAGTAGTTAAGTCTGGATTGTTTGGTAGTTCTATTTACAATAATATCAAAAAGGCAAAGATTGGTATTATCTTTCACACTTCATATTCAGGTAAAACAATGAAAGGACTAAGTGCAAGTTTTGGTGCAAGTGTAAGTTCTTTGAAAAAGAATAGTAACATATTCTTTGATGACGCTAACTACAAACAAGTTCAAGACCCTGGATTTAATTCAGCAGAAGAAACTCAATATAATAATATTATCAAAATGGCAGAAGGATCTGCTTACAAGGCTGGTGCATTTATCGACAAAATAAAAAAAGATAAAGGACCATTATCTCTTGGTGTGCAACTTAAAATATTCTTCAATACATATATAAGACAAGGTCAAAAGATTGAGAATACAACAAAGTTAGCAAATAACTTTGAAGTGTATTTTAGAGACAGATTAAAAAAAGAAATAAATAGTAAGAAGACCGCTGCTACTAAACAGAAGTATGAAGAAATACTAGAAGTTGGTATGAAGATATTGAGACCGAATAGACAAGGGTTATACTTTGCAGTTGCAACTTATATTACAATGCAAACAGCAAAGTCAATGCTTTTAAGTAAACTAAATAATATACAAAGTATCGGTTCATTTTTAAGAACGAAGAATGGATACAAGGTTACAAATCCAGAAGGATATGTTGCAATCAAAAAGAGTGGTGCAGTTAAACTTGTAGACAGATTAGAGTTTAGTCGTGCTAACTTTACGATGGCAAAAGATTGGGTAAAAGGATAATGAAAACACTAAAACAATTTCTAGAAGCGATTGAGATTGATACCATTATGACTCGTATCATAATGATTGGTGGACCTGGTTCTGGTAAATCAACTTATTCAGAGTTCTTAAATAAACATTTTAAGATACCTCATATCTACATGGGTGATATGATGAGAGAATTACAAAAGACAAATCCAGAAGTTGCAAAGATTATGGACTCTGGTGATCTAGTTCCTATAAAATATGTGATGAAGGCATTGCAAGATAGACTAGAGAAACCTGATACAGAAACAGGTTATATACTTGATGGCTTTCCTAGAAACATAGAACAGCTAAACAAGATGAAAGATCAAGATATCAAATATGATTATGTTATCTTTCTTGATGTATCAGAAAAAGAAGTTATTAAAAGATTATCTGCTCGTGGTAGAAAAGATGACAAACCAGAGATTATTAAGAATAGAATAGGTGTGTATGAAAAAGAAACTGGTCCAGTTCTAAGACAATTAGAAAAAGACAGTTCAAACGATATTGATAAAACATTCTTAAAGATTAAGGCAGAAGGCTCTGAACCAAAAGATATCGCAGATAAGATTATTAAAGGCATAGAAAATGAAAACATTTAAACAGTTAAGAGAATCAATCATAGATATTCCTAGAAGTGTATATGCCCCTCTTGTATTTGATGACGCTAATACTTCTAATCCTAAGATAAAACAATCAGTATTGGATATGATTGAAAATCAGATTAAAGAATTCGAAACAGAATATCCTGTTATCAAAATTGCATTGATAGGTTCTATTCTTACAAAGAGATATAGAAATGACGCTGACTTAGATATCAATGTTCTATTTGATGTACCTGCTGATAAGGCAGAAGATGAAAGAATAAGATTATCGAAACAATATCTATCTGTAAGTAATCCTGATAACATTCAAGGTAAAGATATACCAGGTTCACAACATCCTGTTAACTATTATTTCATTACAGATCAAGAAACTTATGATGACCAAAACTCTAAGGCAGATGCTGTATTTGATATTAGAGGTAACAAGTTTATTAAACGACCAGATGATTTTGATTTTGATATAAACTTATATCTAAAAGACTTTGAAAAGAAAGTACAAGAATTAGATGTTGTTAAGGGTGAACTCAAAAGAGATATAGTTGACTATAACGAACTATCAGAATTAAAACCAGGTGAGATTAAAAACTTACAAGATAAGTTAGATATTAAATTGAAAGAAATAGAAGCAAGTTTAGAAGATATAATCAACATAGGTGATCTAGTTGATGCTGAAAGAAGAACAGCATTTGATACTGATATGTCACCAGACGAGATTAGAACATTTGGTGTTAAGAATAGACTACCTAAAAATGTTATCTATAAGATGTTAGAGAAATATCATTACTTAACATTCTATAAAAAATGTAAAAAGATATTAGACGATGGAGAAGTTTCAGACGCTGAAATAGATTCATTGAAAAACGAAAATGCCCAAAGTAAAACTAGGGCAGTCAACGAGGCATTAGATAAAGGCAACAAACTGATTTTCGCTTTTGGTAGGTTCAACCCTCCTACTACTGGCCACGGTAAACTTATGAAGGAAGTGATTACACAAGCCCGAAAGAACAATGCTAATCACATTGTTTATGCTAGTGCCTCTACTGACAAAAGAAAGAATCCATTAGATGTAAAAACTAAAGTTAAATTTATGAAGAAGATGTTTCCTGAAAATAAGATACAGGCTGCTGGAGGCACACAAAGAACATTCATGGAGATACTAAAGTTTTACGATAAGATGTATGGTGAAATTATTATGATTGCTGGTAGTGATAGAATTAATGAGTTTCAAAAACTTGCAGACAAATACAATGGTACAGATTACAATTACAAATCTGTTAAAGTTGTATCATCAGGCGAAAGAGATCCTGACGCTGAAGGTGTTACTGGTATGAGTGCAAGTAAGATGAGAGACATGGCGAAGAATGACGACTACAGAAGTTTCAAGACAGGTGTAGTTGGTCTCTCTGCTACAGATAGTAAGGCACTATTCAATGCAGTTAAAAAAGGAATGGGTATTAATGAAAAAGTAGAAAGTTTTACTAACTTTATTAATAACGATTTACGAGAAGAATATCATCAAGAGAAAATATTTAATATCGGAGACATGGTAGAACATATGGATGGTTCTAAGGGTATGGTTATTAGACGAGGTTCTAACTATGTATCATACGACTCTGATGGATTGATTAAGAAGGCATGGTTGTATGATTTACAAACACTTGATGAAGCACCAAGAATACCTAGAAAGAAAGGTCAACCTGCAGGTTCAGATAAACATTCTGACTTATATACAGATGAGAACCCAAAGGGTACTATCAAAGGTCTCGGATTTAAAGATGTAGAAACTGCAAGAGCAAGTGTAAGTAAGATAAAGAGTTCGGGTAAGACACACGCACACAAAATTCAAGCTGCTGTTGCTATGGAACAAAGAGCAAAAGAAATGGGTAAGTCTGCTGAAGCAAAGATATATCGTACATATATTGACCAGATGAAGAAGAAAACAAAAGAAATGCAGAAAGAAGATTCAATTATAGATGAATTACAGAAAGAATTTTCACTACCTGGCAATAGATTTACTGACTATATAAAGAGTAAAACAGTAGATCGTAGAGCAGTACAAACGGGCATCAGTCTATTCAAACAAAAAATGAAGTCTGCCAGTGTATTTAAAGACAGAGCAGGTCTTGCTGCAGACATAGCACAAAAAGTTGGTGTTGGATTTCGTGAGTTTCAAGATGTATTAACAGCAATGGGACTACTAGAATACTATGAAATAGGTACAGATCAGTCTGCTCATCATACTATGTCAATGACCCCAGGTCAACCGATACAGAATTTTAGAAGATACACTATGAAGATAGATGAAAAAGATATTGAAAAATTTGCCAATGAAGGTGATACAATAGATAAATATAAGAAACGATACGGTGAGAGTTGGAAAGAAGAACTCGATAAAGCACTTATAAAGATGAGGAATCAACTACAATGACAAAATATTTTAAGACAATGCGTGAAGCATTAGAAGAAGCAAGACAATTTAGAGATCCAAAAACAGAACTAAAAATTGTTAAAAATAGTAAAGTTATCGTCATAGATAAATCTGAATGGCCTACCTACAAAGTAAAAGGTTGGTTACAGGCAGAAGAAGTACAAGTCAATGAAGCAAGATATGAAGTAGAAGCAACAACAGGTTATAAGGGTATCAATTCATACGATCACAATATTCGAATTGTTGTTAATGCTAAAAGCGAAGATGACGCTGAAGATGTAGCAGTGGATGAACTTGAGAAGTTAAGAAAGCAAAGAAAAATAGGACCAGGCGGTGGTGGTTATCTTGAAGATACAGAAATTACTGCTGTTGAAAAAACAAATCAATCACTAGGATTAAAAAGTAAAGGTGGACCAACTCCGTGACCAAAAAGTTTAAAAATTTAAGAGAGTTTACTACTGCTCAAATGGCGAGACTCAAAAAAGAGTATGAACCATTAAAAGGCAAAACTATGTCAATGGATCAAATCAAAAAAATGAACTCTATATTAAATACTTATTCGGTTGATATGCTTATGAAATTAGCAAAGGGTGATGTACCTTTTCTATCAACTAGTGCTAAATCTAAACTAGTTATAAAACATGGAAAGAAATGGACAGACTTTAAAGAACCATTAGACATGGCCGAAGCAGATGAACTACAACAAGAGGCGTGTTGGGTAGGATATAAACAAGTTGGTATGAAAAAGAAAGGTGATCGTCAAGTTCCTAATTGTGTCAAAGAAGAATTAGTAGAATCAAAAATGCAAGTTTCAAATATTAAAACTCTTTCACATAGAACAGCATTTAGATCTACAATCAAAAAAGTTTTACCTAGTGTAGTTGCATATGGTTCTGATAGTAATCCAGACTTTCTAACATTTGTTGGTAGTAAATCAGATTTAGAATCACTTGCTACAATGGCTAAACAATACAAAGTTGGTCCTATAAGAGAGAGTATGGATGATGATTGTCCTACTTGCAATGGCGGAGAGTGTCAATGCGTAAATGAAATAACAGTTAAAGTATGTGAAGACTGTGGCGGTGAAGAATGTATATGTGTTTCTTTAAAAGAAATGATGGAAACACGCCAAGGTCAAGGATTACCTCCACACCTTGCAAAACTATTTAATAAAGATGGAAACTTTAAAGATCCTAAGACACAAAAGAAATATCAAGATATGATTGATCGTCAAGGTAAAAAGAATTTTAAAATAACAGATGTAACACCTAAAGGTTATGGACCAAAAGAGGGTCTAGATAAAGAAGATGAAAAGTCAGTAGATGATGTAGTGAAACAACTAAAGAAAGCTGTTAAAGCACATCAGGGTCAAGTCAAGTCTTTAACCAAAGATTTAAAAGACGAAGCAGACTTAAGCAAAACACAAATTAAAATGGTACACAAAAAAGCAGATGACTTACCTAAGAGTGATTTTATCAAACGATATGGTAAAGATGGTGATAGTGTACGATTTGCAACCGCAACAAACATGGTTAAAAAGAAACTAGGTGTTGCAGAAAATTTAATAAAGGGAGAGAACGAAATGAACGAATCTTACAAAGGTAACTTCAAAGCGGCTATGGAAGAACTTGGGATTAACTCCCTAGATGAATTAAAGTCGGTAGAAGAACAGAAGGCATTCTTTAGTTATGTTGATAGTCTAGAAGAAGGACTAACAGCAGGACAAAAGAAACTACCACCTGCATTACAAAAATCAATTCTTGCTAAACAAGGTGATAAAAAAGAAGAACTTTCTGATAAACAGAAAAAAATGGATATGAATAAGAATGGCAAAATTGACGGTGAAGATTTAGCAAAACTAAGAACTAAAAAAGAACAAGCAGATTCACCTGCACAACAAGCAGCAATCGCAATTTCTAAAAAAGAAAAAGAAATGAAAGAGTTGAAAGCAGAAACAGATCCTACTAAAGTAGAAACAATGAAAAAAGAAATGATGAATGCTATGAAAAAGATGCCTGAAATGGCTGATATGTCTAGTGAAATGAAAAAAGAAATGATGGAAATAATGAAGAAAAAGATGAACGAGTATGGTAGTATGAATAGTATGAATATTACTGCTATGAAAGAAATGTCTGAAACGAAACCTATGAATGTTACGAAAATGAACGCTATGACTGATCCAAAGAAAATGAATGCTATGCATAGTCAAGATCCGAGACAAGATATGATTAAAAAGAATTCGGAAGATGATATCAGAGCAATGAAGACAATGGAAATGGACATGGCAAAAAATAATGATGATACAGAAACGCCAAGTATGGAAACTATGAAGGCGATGATGATGAAAAAAGACGAAACAATGAAAAAAGAAACTGCTAAGAAAAGAATGAATGCTATGAAAGACGCTAACCCTATGTACGCTATGAAAACTGCTGGAATGGAAATGATGAAGGCAATGAGAGAAGTACAAAAAGGTAAGCAAAATATAAAAGGTATGTATGGCGAAAAATACTTACCAACAAAAGAAGGTTCATTAGAAGCAGCAGTTTTAAAATCTGTTTCAACTAAAAAAACTGACTAAGGAAAAATATGAAATACGGTAAAACATTTACTGAAGCTCTTAGAGAGATCAGTAAACTACAAGAAGATGGCCATACGGATGTTGCCTCTGCTGTTAGACAATGTAAAACAGCAATAGAGGACGCTTCTGAAATGTTATCTAAACTTCAAGGTATGAATCCAGAAGGTGATTTACCAAGTTGGTGGATGAATAAGATTGCAATTGCAGCAAATAGTATGAATAAATTAAGAGATTATCTCTTAGTGCCTTCTACTAATGAAGCAAAAGAGATTCCACCAATAGAAAAAGACAATGCACCCGGTGTTAAGATTGCAAAGATCAGAGCAAAAGATGATGATTCTAATAAAGTTGTTGACTTAAAAACAAAACTATCAAAAGAAAAAGACACCGATAAATTAGAAAGACAGATAGTTGCCTTAACAGGTCAAATTGGTGTTTTAAAGGCACAACTTGAAAACGAAAAGAATAAGAGTGTAAAACCTGAACCTAATCCAATAACTGGTGAAGTACCTTTACGAACTGGCATTGCGGCTGCATTACTCGACAAGAGCGCTAAGAAAAAAGTAAAAGATGTTCTTAATAGAGTTAAACAGAAAAAAGAAATTAAAGTTGGTGGTAAGACTAAAGTTGATATTGATCCAGATATGGATATAGGTCAATTTTCAGGCGGAAATAAAACTCCTACTTCTAACTTAGGATAGTCTATGAAAGATTATCGAATTCTTTATCGAGAGGCAAAAGGAGATTTGCCTCGTATCTACTGTGATATGGATGGAGTCTTGGCTGACTTTATGGTTGCTGCTAAAATGGCAACAGGTACGACATTCACCCAAGATGAGACTGATAAACATTGGAAGAAGATAAGAAATACTAAAAACTTTTGGTCAAATATGCCATGGATGAGAGATGGAAAACAACTTTGGAATTATATTAAAAAATATAATCCACATATCTTATCTGCATACACGATTGAAGATCCTAATTGTAAACCAGGTAAAAATGCATGGTTAAGAAAAAATCTAGGGTACACGCAAAATTTTATGATAAACTTAGTGAGGCGTAGAGAAAAGAAGGACTTTGCCATGAAAAGTAGTGACAACAAAAGACAACCTGCAATCTTAATTGATGACTATCCTAAAAATGTCGATCAATTTAAAGCCGCTGGGGGCATTGGTATACTACATACTTCTGCTTCAAACACTATTTCCCAGCTGAAGAGATTAGGATTTTGATAAATAGTAGTGTTATATAACAAACGAAATACAACTTATTAATAAGGAGAGATTAAAATGGCAATATGGGGAAAAACGAGTGGAGCTGAAAGTAGACCTAAGAATCTACCTATGGATTCCAACTCTGGTTATTCCCGAGAGTTTGTAACTGCAAATAAAAAAGGTTGGGTTTTTCAACCTGGTGTAGCAAGTGCTGCAACTGGTAATGATAATACAAGTGCAGACCCAGAAATTTTAATAGCAATTAGAAATTTATCGGTAACATTCAAATCTGGAAACTTAATGTCAATTGACTGGGCTGATGGCGCTTACGCTGATGCTGCAGACTTTGATTTAATTCTAACATTTGATGAAGAAATTACAGTTACCAGTGCGGCTGCAACTGCAAACCAAACTATAACAAACAAAGTATTTATTCTACTAACAGAATTAGGTGCAACTGACATGGCGTCAGACGGTACTATTGCGTGTCAATATAAGTCTGGTACAGGAACAAATGCAATAACATTCAGAGGAAGAAGAAGTCAGACTGCTGCAGGTTTCTTAGCATTCCATGATAACTTTATTCATGTAAACGGTACTGCAACAATGCAATCAGATGATGAAACTTTTTCTGGTATATTGTCAGAAACAGATGGCGGTCAAGCAGACGATAGTATCGTCTTAGATGCCTCTGGTGGTGCTTCTGGTACAGTTGCTGGTGCATTAACAGCTTCAACAACAGTTACAGTTGATGGTGTTAGTGGAACAATCGCTGTTGGACAAGTAGTTACAGTAAATGGCGCTGGTGGAACACCTGCTGCTTCAATTACTGCTGCTTTCGATAGTGATACAGGAATAAGTACAGATAATACATTAACAATCACAGCGGTTGAGGATCAAACTGAATTTACAGTTTCAGAACCAATTACAGTTGCAGACAATATTAACTTATTGTTTTCTGCTGACGCAGGTGAGGGTATTGAACAGAATAGTGTTTCAATGTCATTAGAAGGCGCTGACGGTGCAACTAGTGTTGTTGGAGATCAAGCATATAGAACTGGTTTTGGTGTTGATACACAAATCGGAAGAGTTGGACTATTAGAGGACAACGATGGATTTATTATCAATGAAGATACTAGTGGTGGAGATGTTAGAGTAGGGGCTGAAGAATTTACTACTGACGCTTCTGGTTTAGTAACAGAAACACAATCAGGTTCTGCTTCTGGAAGTGCTGAAATACTAAAAGGCGTTACTACTTTATAATAAGTGGTAATAAGTCTTATAAATAATTTGTAGAGGGGCAATTTCGCCCCTTTGCATTTGATCCCTGACGAGATAATTTCAATGTCTGGGCTAACATTCCCCGAATACATAAGGGGTTTAAATATGGAGAAATAATAAAATGGCTGATAAAAAAATCACGGCATTAACTTCATTAGGAGTTGCTACTGCAAGAGAAGACTTGCTTCATGTAGTTGATGATCCTTCTGGAACGCCAATTAATAAAAAAGTAACGATTGCTGAAATGGTTAACGCTTTAGCGGCACCTGTTGCTTTAGCTGATACTGCTGCAATTACAGCAACTGCTGCTACTAATGGTGGAAGAACAAACGTCTTCCCTAACACTGGACAAAATACAACTGTAACATTACCAACACCAAGTGCTGGTTTGACTTTCAGATTTATTTACGGTGGTGAAGCTGCAGACGCTACTGACCACATCATTAAGACTGCTGGTAATACTATCTTTTTCAAAGGTGCTTTAACTCACCTAGATACTGATGGTGACACTAACGCTGTTGTGTTTTCAGATGGTAACTCAAACAGTATAATTTCATTAATAACACCTGCTTCATACGTTATAGACCTAGTTGGCGCTTCAGCTACTGTCTATCATGTGTCAGGTTTCGTTTCTGATGCTACTGTTCCAACATTTACTGACGCATAATATTAGTCAGTAATAACTAAGACTATGAGGAGGGGGTTCGCCCCCTCCTTAACTTAACATGGAGAATACAAATGACTATATCATTAGATAAACTGAAAACAAGACGAGAAGAACTCGCAAAGAATTATGACGACCTAACTAAAAATATTTTTGAAGGCGAAAAACAAGTAGTAAACTTAAAAGATCAACGAAATGCAATGGGCGGTGCCCTACAACAAGTTGAAATGTTTATTAAAGAAGAAGAAGAAAGTGACGTAATGCCAGAAGAAAAGGCAGCAGCACTTAATATCGCAACTTCATAGAAAGATAATTATGGAAAAGAAAGATAACAGTTCTCAACCTTTACAAGAGATTTTAGAGAGTAATCCTAATGCTGAACTAATTGAGGAAGAGGAACTTGACAAAGATTCAAAAAAACAGATTAAGGAAAAGAAATAATGAAAAGTTTTAAACAATACAACGAGGCTTATACTGACGCTGGTGCTTTAAAACAAGCGGAAGATGAAACTCATGCAGCTTTTAATGTTCAAGATCCTCTTGCACTACAAAAACTTAATGGTTATGTTGGTGCATTAGCAGATAAAGAATATTTACAACCAAATGCAGCAGTCGAGCAATTGGCTATGCGACTAGGTACTGTGGGACTAAATTTTAGATTACCTAATATCGAAGGTGATAAAGGTAATACTACTGTTGAAGTAAATCAATTCGGTGGTAGATATGGAAAGACTACAGACAATTCTAACGGACCTATGTCTGATGGAACTGAAATAGAAAATGGTGACGGAATTTCTCATAAGAAAGATGGCGGATTAAAGTTAGAGTTCAATTGGGAAAAACAAGCAAATAACACATATAAGGTTTTTGCAAATTTAGTATAATACGATTTTAGATTGGTGATTTTATAATGGTTGATTTTTCAACTTTGACGCCTGAGAATATTAATATGTTCGCTATGAAACAATATGATAACCCCTCTTGTGTTGATGAACAGGAATTTTTAGATGATATGAAGCGTTTCAAATACTTGAAACGCCTATTTAGAAAATATGAAACATCTAAGGACTTAAAGGCAAGACTGATTATAAATCATATAATCATTCTAACAAATGTATTCGGTGTAGATGCCGCAACAACCCTCCTGTACTTCAAAATAGAGAAAAATCATTGGATAATATTAAAGACATTTTTGGTGTATCTACACTTTATGCCAGAGACGGACTTAATACATACACCGATTGATAGAAAAGTATTAGTAGAACTAGGAAAGATTTAATGAGTAGAGTAGTTGACGCCCTGATAACATATAGAGTACTAAAACTATTGGTTACACCATTCAATAAAACTAAAGCATTTAAACTTGGTATTATTGATGAGAAGGGTAAAGTTTTACTCAAGATGAAGCAGATCAAGAAGATGGATAGTAGTTTTACAAAAACTCAAATGTTGAAATCTTATACTTTATTGATTCGTTTTGTGTTTAATTTGAAAAGACTATTGAGTAAAGTGGGTATTCGTGGTGCATTAGGAACAGCAGCTGCTGCGGCAATTGCTTTCTTAAAAGAAGAAACCGAGACTACTGAGCAACTCGAAAAAGAAGTGTATAAGTACTTAAAAGAAAACGGATTTGAATTTGAAATGAATGAGGGTTACGGTGAACCTTTAGTTGAAGGTCAGTATAAAGTCAGACACGATATATATGATCTAGATGGCGAGATAGTCATAAATAAAGACGATACGATTGATTTTAAGACGGCTACAGACAATATACTTGGGTATGATGTATTCAAGTATCAAGATGTTTATTTAACAACTGAGGATTTATATGTCTAAAATAGAAGAAGACGCTCCAGTAAATGCAACTGGTACTGCCGTTACAGGCACAGGTGATGATAGTTCAACTGTAATCGTTAAAAAAAGAAAAGAGATGAGAGATCGTCTACTAAGAAGATTTAAGATTAAAGAAACAATCGATAGACTGATTCCAACTTTAGAATATCCTAAAGATGAAATAACTGAACGCAAGAAACAACTCAAAGCAATGGCAGTTGGTTCTAAAGATGTTCCTAACTTTGGTAACTCTGATAATCGATACAATCAAGAAGGTGTCGCACAAGATCCAGATGTCAAATCTAAAGACGGTACTCAACCTAAAAAATATTACAAAACATTATCAAAGTCAGAAAAAGAGAAAAGAGCAAAACATTTCTCTAAACAAGACTACAAAAAATCAGATGATAATGATGATTACAAACCAGCTCCTGGCGATAAAGACGCTAAGACTAAACTATCTAAGTACACAAAAAAATATAAACAGATGTATGGTGAAGAGTTTGTAATGGAAGAAATCAAAGGTATAACTAATAAAGCGAAGAAATCAGGGATGCCTTATTCAATTCTTAAAAAAGTTTACGATAGAGGTATGGCTGCTTGGAAAGGTGGACATAGACCTGGTACAACGCAACAACAATGGGCGTTTGCAAGAATTAATTCTTTTATAACAAAGAGTCCTGGTACTTGGGGTAAGGCAGATAGTGACCTTGCGAAAAAAGTAAGAGGACAATGAGTAAGTCTTATAAAGATTTTGTAAAAGAATATAGTATGGGACTACAAGTTCCTGCTACAAGTTATTTGAAACCTTTAGGTTCACTTATTTCTGGTAAACCTTTACGGAAGAAAGAAAGTGTATCTAAAGATAAGATTATGAAGAAGAAAAAGATATCAAAAAAATAAGGAGACAATTATGTTAACAACAGTAAAAAATTGGTGCGGAGATAGATTTAAAGAAAGAACATCTTGGGATGGCGGAATGCTTATCGGTGGATGTCTTTGTGTAATTCTACTTGGCGGTATTGCTAAATGGGCTGCTTGGGCAGGACTCGTTTGGGGTATCTATACAATAGTTAAATCACAATAAGGATTCTAACATGGATGATAATAAGTTAACTGAACTATCATCTAACTTTACTTGGACAACAGCCTCTTATATGGCAGAGTTGTCCAAGTATTGTTATGACAGCGAAGTAAAATTTAAAGACGCTATAGCAGATAAATCTTGGACTATCAAATACTTTGACTTTGGTGGTACTCAAGCATATGCTCTTAACGGTAAAGATAATTTCATATTAGTTTTTAGAGGAACACAACCTAATGAATGGCAAGATATCAAAGCAGATTTAGATGTTAAGAAAGTTAATTCATCAACTGTCGATGGTCATGTAGAAGGTAAAGTTCATAGAGGTTTCAAATATGCTCTGAATGATGTTTGGAAAAACATTAAAGAACATATGGAAAAATGTAATACAAATCAAAAACAAATATTCATAACAGGTCATAGTCTAGGTGCTGCTCTTGCTACACTAGTTGCAGGTAGATTAAACAATCCAGATGTAGTTTTATACACATACGGATCGCCTAGAGTTGGAAGTAAGAAGTGGAATTCTATGCAGAAGTTCACTCATTATAGATTTAGAAACAATAACGATTTGGTGACTAGAATACCACCTGCGTTTATGGGTTTCAGACATAATGGAAAATTTATGTACTTTGATACAGATAGTGAAGTATCAGTAAATCCAACATTTAAGAAAAAATTAGTAGAATGGTTTAAAGGAATGATTAAAGGTATATTTACACTTTCATTTGATTCTTTTAGTGACCATGATATATCTACATATCATAAACTATGTAAATTTCAGGAGATGAAATAATGTGGGAAATAATTAATGATATGGCAACTAACAGATTGTGGATTTACACAGCATTAGTTGGTTCATTATTTGGTCTTGCATTTTCAACATACTTTAAAGGCACAAGAATAGGTCTTTGGATGTATGGTAAGTTTGATACATTTGCAGACTATCTAGTTGAACGCTGGGGATTAACTTGGTTACAACAACCAGATGACGCATGGAGAAAGAAGTATCCATATGTTACTAAAAAGATTGACGAGATAGAAAGAAACTCTATAAAACGAGTAGTAGAGTTAGAAAAAAGAATAATTAAATTAGAAAAATAATGTTTAAAATAAAACTTATTATAATGTTGATTGCGGCAGTAGGTATTGCTGGTGGATTTGCTTATGTATATAAACTTAAAGCAGACAATGCTGTACTTAAAGCAAATCAAATACAACTAGAAACTGCTATCAATGAGCAACAAGAAGTTATAACTCAACAAAAAGAGTCATACGAAAATATCTTAACTACAAATAAAGAACTAAGTGCTAAACTAGAAGTGCTTCAAAAAGACAATGACGAACTTACTAAGAAGTTTGCTAAGTATGATATCGCAACTTGGGGTATGGAAAATCCTGAGGCAGCACAGAAAGTTATCAACAAAGCTGTTCGTCATGTAAATAGATGTATAGAGATTGCTTCTGGTTCTCCTCTTGTTGAGCAAGATGATTATAATAAACAATGCCCTGCATTGATAGAGAGTTTAAAATGAGAGTATTAATTATAGTATTAACAATGTTTCTAATGACTGCTTGTGCTGGTATTAAGAAAATAGAAACAGTAAAAGTTGCTATTGCAAAACCATCTCTTAATCTAGACTTACCTAACCCACTTACTTCAAATGATGTAGAGTGGATTGTAATTAACAAAGACAACTATCAAGAGGTCTTTGATAAACTTACAGCAGATGGTAAACAACCTGTACTATTTGCACTTACAGATAAAGGTTATCAAGCATTGGCAATAAACTATGCAGACATAAGAAAAGTGATTGCAGAACAGAGACAAATTATCATTTCATATCAGGAATATTACGAACCACAACCTTCAGAATAGATAAATATTAGTATGTCAGATTTAGAAAAAATCAATACTAAGATAGCTTTATTAGAAAAGGATGCAGAGGCAAGCGAGAATATTCATCACAGACTAGAAGTTGCTATTGAAAAACTATCTGATTGTGCCATATCTTTAAAGGGTATGTTAATACAACAAGAAACTAAACTATCTAAGGCAGAGCAAACAGATGAGGATATCTTTATCACTTTAGAGTCTCGAAGAAAAGAATGGGACAATGATCTCAAGGAATTGCATTCCAGAATAAATACCGAGAGTAAGTATCTAAGAGAAATGCACTCGTTATCTGAAGCAAAGATAATGGAAGAAATTCGTGGTATCAGAGCTGGGTTAGATAATAGAGTTGGTATGTTAGAGAAGTGGCGATGGGTAATCATAGGTTGTGCCATTATGGTAGGATTACTGATGAATAACCCAGTATTCTTCGAAATGATTGCTTGACTTTTCAACCAATTTTTGTTATAATGTATAGATGTCATCTTATATAGATATTAAATTTCTCAATCTTTTATCTACAAGACTTCCAAAATTCAAAAGAAAATCGGATAAACTATTTAACTTTAGATGTCCGCATTGTGGTGACTCTAAAAAGTCATCTAACAAGGCAAGGGGGTTTGTGTATGAGAAGAAGAATGAACTGTTTTTCAAATGCCATAACTGCGGTATGGGCCAATCACTCGGCAATCTCATTAAGTTTATTGATCCACTTCTACATAAAGAATATATCTTTGAACGATTCAAAGATGGTAGAGTAAGTGAAGAAAAGACTGAACTTGATTTTACTCCTTCAAAAGAACTAAAAATAAAAGATAGAGTTGAGCGACAACTTGACACACTCATTCGATATGATAAGTTAGTCACAACTCACCCAGCAAAACAAGTACTATACAAAAGACTTATACCTAAAGAACATTGGGATAAGTTTTTCTTCTGTCCTAACTTCTATGAGTGGACTAATAGTATAATACCTAATAAGTTTCCAGATACAAGACAAGATCACCCTAGAATTGTAATACCTTTCTATGATAGAGCAGGTAAATTCTTTGCATTTCAAGGTCGTGCATTTGGTAAAGAGCAACCTAAGTATATCACAATCAAATTTGATGAGTCTAAACAAAAAATCTATGGTTTAGATAGAGTTGATTTGAATAAACCTGTGATGATAACAGAAGGTCCTATCGATAGTTTGTTTGTTGACAATGCAATTGCACTCGCTGGGGCTGATGCTGTTGTAAATATACAACACACTCAATGCACTATGATCTTTGATAATGAACCTAGAAACAAACATATTGTAGACCGTATGATTAAGGCTGTAGATGAAAAATTTAATTTGGTCATCTGGCCAAAGTCTTTACAAAACAAAGACATAAATGATATGATAATTGCAGGAAAGACCCAAACACAAGTGGCAAGTCTTATATATAGTAATACATTTAGCGGACTTTCAGCACTTCAACAAATAAACCAATGGAAAAGGATATAACCCCTATGTCGAATCATCTACCTACAAGCTATCAACAATACATTCATAAATCAAGATATGCGAGGTTTGTAGATGAGGATAAAAAGAGAGAGAGTTGGCCTGAAACTGTAACAAGATACTTTGATTTCATGGCAAATCATCTAAAAGAAAATCATAAACATAGTATACCTAATAGAGAAGAACTAGAAGAAGCAGTTCTAAATCTAGATGTAATGCCTTCTATGAGAGCATTGATGACTGCTGGGCCTGCATTAGATAGAGACCATACTGCTGGTTACAATTGTAGTTATATTCCTATTGACAATGTAAGATCATTTGATGAAGTAATGTATATACTATTATGTGGCACTGGAGTTGGTTTTTCAGTAGAAAGAGAACTTGTAGACAAGTTGCCAACAGTTGCTGAGCGTGTTGAAAAATCAGAAACAATAATCGTAGTAGAAGATAGTAAAACAGGATGGGCAAGATCATTCAAAGAACTAATCGCTATGTTATACTCTGGTCAGATACCTAAGATTGATGTATCTAAAATCAGACCTGCTGGTGCAAGACTTAAAACTTTTGGTGGTCGTGCTTCTGGTCCTCAACCATTAGTTAATCTATTTGATTTTGCAATCAATACATTTAGAGATTCTGCTGGTAGAAAACTTGATAGTTTAGAATGCCATGACCTAGTGTGTAAAGTAGGTGAAGTAGTTGTAGTTGGTGGTGTAAGAAGATCAGCACTAATCTCACTAAGTAATATTCAAGATGATAGAGTTCGTAAAGCGAAAATGGGACAATGGTGGGAGATGAATAGTCAAAGAGCATTGGCAAACAACTCTGCTTGTTATACTCGTACTCCTGATATGGGATTGTTTATGCATGAATGGAAATCATTATATGATTCTAAATCAGGCGAGAGAGGTATCTTTAATCGTGAGGCTGCGAAAAAGAAAGTTGCAGAAAATGGTCGTAGAGATCCTAACCATGAATTTGGTACTAACCCTTGTTCAGAAATCATATTAAGACCATATCAATTTTGTAATCTAACAGAAGTAGTCATTCGTGCTATAGATGAATCAAAAGATTTAAAAAGAAAAGTTAGACTTGCAAGTCAACTAGGTACATATCAATCTACACTTACAGATATTAAATATCTAAGAAAGATATGGAGAGACAATACAGAAGAAGAAAGACTACTTGGTGTATCACTCACAGGTATTATGGACAATCAATTAACGATTGAAGCAGATCCTAAACTATTAAAGTCTATGCGAGAAATGGCAGTAGAAACTAATAAAGATTTTGCAAAGAAACTCAAGATACCTCAATCAGCTGCTACAACTTGTATCAAACCTTCTGGCACAGTCAGTCAGTTAGTTGATAGTGCTTCAGGTATTCATACAAGACATAGTGATTATTATATTAGAACTGTAAGAGGTGATAATAAAGACCCACTAACTCAAATGATGAAAGATCAAGGTATACCAAATGAACCAGATGTAATGAATCCTACTTCAGTTAGTGTATTCTCTTTTCCTACTGCTTCACCTAAAGGTGCAGTTACAAGGGATGAGTTTACTGCTATCGAACAGTTAGAGATTTGGTTAAAGTATCAAAGAAACTGGTGTGAACATAAACCTTCTTGCACAATATCAGTAAGAGACTCTGAATGGATGGAAGTTGGTGCGTGGGTGTATAAACACTTTGACGAAGTATCTGGTGTAAGTTTCTTACCTCATTCTGACCATACATATCAACAAGCACCTTATCAAGATATAGATAAAGAAAAGTATAATGAACTTAAAAAGTTAATGCCTAAGTCAGTTGACTTTGAAAAACTAAAAAATTACGAAAATGATGATAATACAACTGGTACTCAAGAACTTGCTTGTACAGCAGGCGCTTGTGAGATTGTAGACATCACTTCACAACCAGCAGGAATTTAATGACATTAGAAAAGAAATGCGATAACTGTTCCGCAGAATATACAGTTAAACACGAACTGCCAGAAGATTATGTGGAACAATTTTGTCCATTCTGTAGTCACGAACACGAAGAAGAAATTGAAATAAAAACAGACATAGATGAAGATTGGGATTGATTACAGTCTAAGTTGTCCTGGAGTATGCATAAACACTAGTACTGATGAATTCAGATACGAAGATTGTAAGTTCTACTATCTAACAACTAGAAAGAAATTTGTGGGTGCATACAAGCACAATGGTGTATCCTTCGAGGGTACTGAACATAAACCATATTCGTCTGAACCTGAACGATATGAGAATATCGCAGATTGGGTTGTAGATATAATCAACTCATACTATCCTAAATCGATGGCTTCTAAGAAGAATCATACTATCAATCTAGAAGATTACTCTTATGCCTCAAAGGGCAGAGTCTTTCATATTGCTGAGAATATGGGACTACTCAAACACAAACTCTATCTAAATAACTGGGACTATAGTCTACTTGCACCTTCTGTTATAAAGAAGTATGCTACAGGTAAAGGTAATTCTAATAAAGAAGCAATGACTGAGCAGTTCGCCTTAGATACTGGTCTCAATGTATTAGATATGTTCGAATGTAAATATACATCACCTGCTACAGATGTTGTGGATGCGTATTACATTTGCAAATATCAGCCAGAAATTAGTGAAAATCCAATTTTGTCTAAATAGAAGCATACGACATCCAATGGATGCGTAACAACTCCGAAATTTGATTTGATATCTCAAACTTCACTAAAACCTAAGGCGTGATTATGGCAACATTTAGAGTGCTCATAATTAAAATTTTAAAAAAGATGATTAGAGATTCTTATCATCCAGAAAGACACTATCTAAGAGGGATACAAGTATCAAACCTAGATAATTCTATCGACAAATAGAGATTTTAAAATACACATAACGAATCATAGTTATAAGAACGCCCTAGGACTCATAAAAACACTCAAAAATCACTTAGAATCACCTTAAAATACGCATTTTTAGTGTGTCTTTTATGCAACACTTCTAATTTAAATAAAAAACTCAATGAAATCAATAGGATAAAATGGCATATATGCCCGATAGTGCTTGAATCTGCCGTGGAATAGTATATAATAAGAGTATATTAACAAACTAACCGAAAGAAAACATTATGACTTTACAACAAATATTTGAAACATTTAAAAATCTTAAAACTTCATCTGATAAATTAACTTTTATTGATGAGTTAAAAGTGATGACTCAAAATAACATTATCAATTTTGATATCAACTTCGAAACTATCGAAGAAAACATTATGAACGAAAGATAGAAATATGACAATACTATTATACATTACATTATCACTAACTGCCTTCTTTGCTTATTGTACGGCAGTTGCTTACTATCAATCTTTCAAAGAAGAAATCGGAGAACTTTAAAATGATTAAAATTTTCAAAACTGCTAAATCTTTACAAGACGGCATTACAAATATGATGGCTGGCGCTAAAGAAGATTATGCTCAAACAATGGGTAGTTCAGATTCTGCTTACACTAAACAAAAACTTGAAAAGTATGATTCAGAAACAACTATCAAAAACGGCAAGAAGTATGTCAAAGTTATTCATGACCGATCTGTTTTTGCTTTTATAGTAAAAGAAGATTTTAAACACTTCAGACGAGGTGATGTATTAAAACCTGCAGGTTGGGCTGCACCGGCACTTAATCAACCAAGAGGTAATGTTCTAGAGGGTAACTACCCTATCCAGTGGACGGGGCCACTTTACTTATAAGATGATTAGTAGTTTTTTAATATTCACAGGTTTATCAGTTTTATCAATAATCGTAATCGGGAAAATAACATGATATAGTATAGGTAAATGGCAAAAACACCGAGAGTAATTTCACCCATAATGAAACGAAATCTATGCCATCGGATGAATGATTATGGGACCCTTAGTCGCTCGTGAACAGATCGAGTTGAAGCACACGAAAGGGTAGAGACAAAATATGCTTCACAAATTATAATATGAATAAGGAGAATACATTATGAAAAAAAGATACTTAGAAGGATCAACAGACACAGATATAGTCAACTATATGTTCGGTACTGGTGAGAGTGAATCAAAGACTCATTTTTTGAGTTATAAAACAATAGGTGATAAAAATGCCTATATGGTAGGGTACTTGTCTAGTGCATTACAAAATGCTCATAGAGACTTAAAAAATGCGAGGGGTGAATAATTATGATTGAGATATTTGAAATGATAAAAGACTTGAAACAAATTAGTCAAGTTCTAGAAGATGAGGAAACACCAATGCATCCTCAAACTATCTTTGCTAAGTTCAAAGTTAGAGAACTAATCACCAAATATGAGAATAAAATTACGGATTATGAGAAGTCTTTCGGTTCAAATAGAACTAATAGTCAAGTAAATCAAGAACTTAATAGTGCTTGACATTTACTCAAAAGTCTGATAGAATACAGAAATAACTAATAAAACAAGGAGAATACATTATGAACGGCGTTTACACACAAGAATTTATATTCGAAGAATTTAAACAATTAAAATCAAGACCAAAGAAAGTCGCATGGTTGACCGATATGAGATCGGCAAGAATCAATCATCCCGAAATGTTTAGAGGTACTAAGGTATCAGTCAAGAATTTTGACAAACTGATTGAAGTATGGTCACAAAAGAACCCTAAAAAATATGCTGAAGATTTAATCGGCATTACTGCTAGAGTAGAGGCAGAACGAATTGCAGAAAAGGCAAAACATAGTGGTGGTAAACCTGTGTTTTCGGGCAGAGGTCCTAACGCAAAATAATGGTTATTCGAAATTTCTTTATGTTGTTGATTATAAGTACACTATTGGTCTTTGGCTTTGCCAGGGCCGATAGTTATACTGAGGCAGTTACTGGTCATGTAATCACACAAAAGATACAGAATAATGACATGGATCATAGTGCTGTTGCAAATGCAGAACTTAATAGACAAATGCACCAGTTAAGTTTAGAGATACTTGCTGTTGTGTTTAATAATATGCCTAATATATTAGATGGCATATCAGCACAAATGAGATTAGAGGCAGACAAGATGTATAAGTGTTCGCTTCAAGATGATTATAAAAACAAAGATTGCAAATAATGAGTAGTACGATATATACATATCAAAAATCAAAGAGAAAACCTATACCTTTAACTAGAGATAGGTTGTTGACGCTGAAAGAACACGAAAGAGCATTGAAGAAGTTGGGTGTTGATTCAAGTCGACCTACTGATTTATCAGATGGTCCGTTAGTGAAGCGGTTATCACGCCTGCCTGTCAAGCAGGAGACCACGGGTTCAAATCCCGTACGGACCGCCAGTAAGATGGGCGGTAGTGGTACTGTACCTATTGAGAACTGGAAGCTTCAAGAGAGTAAAAACTTTACAGTTGCACCTGCTTATAATAAAGGTGCATATCAAGTTATTACTAAAAACAATATTAAAGACATAGGCAAATGAAATATCAAGGCAAAATATTTACAACATTATATATTGCGTGTATAATCGCTATATTATTAATCAGTACAGGATGCTCTCAAACAAGTGCAAGAAGTCATATAGGTACAGTTGCAGGTGGTGTGAGTGGTTTTACTACTTGTCGTGCATTACTTGATACAAATATAGCATTGACTGCTTTTTGTACACTTGTTGGTGCTCAATTAGGGGCGAGTATGATGTATAGAAATGATATGAATATTCACAACGCAGTCTTTATAGATACATTAAACACAGCACCTGGCAAACGATCACATACAACCTGGGGCAATGGTTCTAATTGGGGATCAGTAACTATCAATAGAAGTTATCTAGTCAGAGGTATTAAGTGTACAGATTATGAGTCAGTTATAAGTGTAACACAATCTTGGCCATTGAGTGGTATTAATCGAGAGAGTGAATTCGGTACTGCTTGTAGAAAACCTGACGGCAGATGGACTATAAAAGAAACTACACAAAAGGGGTGGTGGTAATGAGTACTTGGTTTGACGAGAAAACATTTTCAGAACCTCCTATGTCTTTTAAAAGATATATGAAAAGATTAGGAAAACTATGTAATGCATATGATAATGCTAAAGATCAAGAAATGAAAACTATGTGGTCAATAAAAATGACAGAACTTTATAAGATATATATTGACTCAAGACCTAGAAATGGAACATATCACTAATGCATAATCCTTTTCATAGATTTATGGTTACTATGATGTTTATTGCTATATGTTTAGTAATACTAGGTGATTTTGTTATGGCAGAAGAGAAAAGTAAATCACAATGGTTAAGTGAAAACCCTTGTATGATTAAAACTGAAACTTCTACAATAGAAAAATGTTTAGACTCAGAGTGTTTAATCAAAGAAACGATTGTAACTAAAGAAGAAGTATTGAAATGTAAAGATGGCTATGATGGTCCTAACTATTGGGAACTATATGCACAATTTTACTATGACGGATTGACTACTCCTGCTTATTGCAGGCAGTATGCGAGACCAGACCACCCTTTTAAGACACCGGGTATGGTTTGTTTAAATGAAAAAGGTGTCTGGGAAGAAAAGAAATAATGACTAAATTATTAGTAATTATTACCTGTATTGTTGTCCTTACTGTACATGGTGGCGAATTTAAGGACAAAATAAATCTTGAAAGAATTTTTGAGATATCTTATAATATAATGAATCAAAGTGAAGGAGAATCAAATGAATAAAATTATATTGATCGCTTTAATGAGTTTAACTATGGCAGCTTGTGCTAATACACAGTATCCAGTTCAACTTGAAGCGAATGTTGATGAGGGGCGAACACTAAATCAAATACCACAATGGTATGTTGACGCTGCAATCGACAAGGGTCTGATTACGAACCGTAATGCCGATGAGTACATTTATGCTGTCGGTCAAGGTACTAGTCCAGACTTACAACTTGCAGTTGAAAAGGCAATTATTGTTGCTAAGGCAAATCTTGCTGATCAACTTGAAGGTGAAATGAATAAGAGAACTGAATTGTATGTTACAGAAGTCGGTCAAGAAGGCAATAAAGAAGTTGCCTCTAAGATTGAGAGTACAATTGTGAATGTTATTCAAAAAATCAAAGTGCAAGGTTACGAAGAATGGAACAAGGATGTTTACGAAACACCTAGTGGCGAATATAGAGTATATGTTGGTCTGAAGATGGGTGTTGGTAATGCTAACAGACTGTTCAATTATATCGTAGGTCAGGCAACTACTGGTACAGACATAGATTCACTTGCTGAAGAAGCAATTGAAGAAGTTATGAGTTCACCAGTTGAAGCTGTTGCAGTAGAGGAGATCAGTTAATGAGTATTGTTGTTTACAGTAAACCACAATGTCCCTATTGCGATAAGGCGAAGGCGTTATTAACACGCCTTGGCCATGACTATACAGAAAAAGTCGTAACGGTAGACATGACACTTGAAAACTTATATGAAGTATTAGGTAAACAGGTGAGAACTATTCCTCAAATTGTAATTGATGACATACACATAGGTGGCTACAATGAACTTGTAGAACATTATGTATCTAAAGGTATTATCAATTTTAAAGGGGAAAGAGTCTCAAATGAAACTAACTAATTTTCAATTAACTAACTATAAATTTGTTTTTAAAAATAATGAATTCTTTGAATGTATATCAGATCACTTTGATAATGCTATGTTGCTCGTTGAGGCATCACACATTACTAGAGATTTAAAATATACTGCTGATGATTTATTAATTGTTGAAGAACGAAAAGTAAAATATAATATATAAGGAGAGTATGTGCTATTAGTACTAGATATAAAGAAAGAAGAACTACAAGAATTTATGCAATACATAGATGTATCTTATTCAGGCGGTAACGTGCCAGAAGAAATAATGCCTATTGCCGTTGCAGTAAATAAAAGTCTTAAAAATAGAAAGAAGAAAAAAAATGGGTAAATTTATAAAAACACCAATGGATGAGAAGATAACATCTTATCTTGCCATAGAACTATATAAGAAGGATCCTATGAATCCTGTCTTAGCAAAGTTTATGAGTATGAAGAATGAAGAAGGTTATTCTTTAACAAAAGTTATGAACGAATATAAGAAAACAAATGAGCATCCTGACCATTTCAATACAGACGGTACATGGAGATCAAGTACTGGTAAAGTTTCATTCACACAATTTTTAAATGATTGAAGAGGATGAAATGGCTGAAAAGATGGCCAATCTTCGAGCAAAGAAGAAACCAGCAAAACTATCTAGTATCGATCAAGGTGTATTAGATTTACCAGAAGATCATCCACTATCTTATGTTAATGTTAAGAAGTATATCGCAACACAAGAAGGTCTTGTTAAAGTCGGTAAACAACAACAGAATATGAGAAGTGAAAATCAAAAGTTAAAAGATGAGGGTATGAGAACTAGACTGGATGCTGAGGCATATATTCGCAGTATGAAAAAATATCTAAGTTCAGGTGACTGGACTAGTTTATTCTATGGGGAATATGAAGATAAGTTAATAGAATGGAAGGTAGTTGCTACATCATATAAATAATACTATGAGAGATTTTCAACAATACATAAATGAGGGTGTATATGACCCTAATATATTCAAGGCATTCTTTCTTGCTGGGGGACCTGGTTCTGGTAAGTCTTGGGTTTCATCAAAAACATTATCTGGTATAGGACTAAAAATTATAAACAGCGATGATGTATTTGCTAATGCATTAAAGAGAGAAAGTATGTCTTTAAACTTTGCAGGATATAGTGATGCTGAAATTGCAAGGCGTGATAAGATAAGAGATAAGGCAAAGAGTTTAACTGGTACTAATCTTAAACAATCATTAGAAGGTCGTTTAGGATTAATCATGGATAGTACAGCAAGAGATTACGATAGAATATCAAATGAAGCAAGTTTAATGAAACAACTTGGCTACGATACCTACATGGTATTTGTAAATACAAGTTTAGAGGTTGCATTACAAAGAAATTCAATGAGAGATAGAGTCTTACCAGACGCTATTGTCATTCAAAATCATAAGACCGTTCAAAAGAATATAGGTGCGTTTCAACGAACCTTTGGTCAAAACAATTTTGTTATTGTAGATAATAACAGAAGAGCAGAAGATGTCAATCCTAGTGTTTATAAATCGATACGAAGAATGATAAATCAAAAACCAACATCACCAAGGGCAATAGCATGGATAAAGAGAGAACTAACGAAGAAACGAAGGTAGAAATGGGAAAGATTATTAAGTTCCCAATGGACAAAGTCATTCGCAGAAAACGAGAAGAAGGACCTAAACTTAGCGAAGCAGAAGCACAGATGATGAAAGAGGAAACTTTCATAGAGAATCTATCTGAGCAAATAACTTTAGATATCATTGAAGATTTAAGAGATAATGCTGTCGCTATGGATAGCGATGTATTTCTACAAGATTTAGCAGTAATGGTCGAAACATTGAAAGCAATGCTCAAACGAGACTTTGGTCATAAACACCCAATGCAAGCCATTACCGATAATCTTACAAAGATAATCACAACACCAGATGGTAGAAAGTTTACCGATATTAACTATGCGAGAATATCTGTACACCCTAAGGTAAATGCTGAGGATTTCTTAGAAACAATCGGTAAGTTACAAAAAGAAATAAAAGATGATGATCCTACTAAAGAAGGCGAACTTGAAATAGAGTTTATTCCTGAGGAATAGACCTTGACAATCCGAGTGGATTGTGTTATAATAATGATATGATTATAGTTGACTTAAACCAAATAATGATTTCGAACTTAATGGTTCAAATCAACGGAAGACAGGCAGTAGACCTATCCGAAGACCTTGTTAGACACATGGTCTTAAATTCACTTCGTGGACACAACAAAAAGTTTCGTAAAGAATATGGCGAAATGGTTATTGCTTGTGATTCAAAGAATGTATGGAGACGAGAAGTGTTTCCAAATTACAAGGCAGGGCGTAAAGCAAGTCGTGAAAAATCAGATCACGATTGGAATGCTATCTTTGCTATGTTGGGTAATATTAGAAGTGAGATAAGAGAGTTCTTACCATACAAAGTTTTAGAACTAGAAACTGCTGAGGCTGATGATATTATTGCTGCAGTAGTCAGACGAGTTCAAAATCGTGTAGGACCTAACCATCTGAAAAAGATGCTTATTTTATCAGGAGATAAAGATTTTATACAATTACACAATGAATGGGTTAAACAATATAATCCAGTACTAAATAAGTATGTAGGCACAGATGAAAATCCTGCCTTATATATAAAAGAACATATACTAAAAGGTGACAGAAGCGATGGAGTCCCTAATGTATTGTCAGATGATAATGTTTTCATAGAAGGTAGACGACAGAAACCTTTAAGTAGAAAGAAAATAGATTCATGGTTAAATGAAGTCTTTATGACTATGACCGAAGAAGAAGAAAAGAACTACAATCGCAACAAGAAATTGATTGACTTAACTTGTATACCTCTAGAGTTAGAGGACAAGATTAATAATGAGTTTGATAATGTTGAAGTGGCATCAAGAGATAAAATCTTGAACTACTTTATAACAAGAAAACTTAAAACTTTAATTGAGGTTATTGATGAATTCTAATCTCAAAAGAACTGTTAAGGAGAAATAACAATGGCTATAATAAGAAGAAATCCAGACGGATCAGTACAAAGTGATAGTAGAGGTCAAGGACCTACACAATCACACCCAGCATTAATGACTAGAAGTGGTATCAATGCATTAGCAGAATCAGGCAGAGCTTTGCCTTTGTTAATGGATGAGATTGCTTCAAAGATTAATAATGCAAAAGATAAAACAAGAAAACTAAAAGTACTTAAAGAAAACGATTCAGTCGCTTTAAGACAAGTACTAAAAGGTGCATTTGATCCTAATATCGAATGGTTAATACCTGAAGGTGATGTTCCCTACACACCTAATGACGCCCCTCTAGGAACAGAGCATAATATTCTTTCTCAAGAAGCAAAGAGATTATATCTGTTTACAAAAGGTGGTGATAATACCTTATCATCTTTGAAAAGAGAAACAATTTTCGTTCAAATGCTAGAAGGACTATCTGCTGGCGAAGCAGATTTTTTGATTAATGTTGTTAATAAGAGAATTAACAATAAGTACAAAGGATTCACAGCGAATCTAGTCAAAGAAGCATTCGGATGGGATGATAACTTTATGAAAGTTGAAGGATAATCCACGCTATCATTAAGAAAGACCCCTATTTTACTAGGGGTTTTTCTGCTTGACTATCCGAAGTAAATAGTGTATAATTAAGTATGAAATTAAATCATCACGAAAAGAAGATCATTAATGGTATTCTAGACAGCAGAAAGGCGAGATATGAAACGCCTAGACGCAAGATAGATGGACCATATAAAGAATGTAAATATTATGAGGCAGCTATTTCTTTAATGGTAAAAGGAATAGTTTATGCTGAATCGACAAACGAATTACTAGTAGAAGGACCTGCATTACCTGATCCAGAATATAGATGGTTTGTATGTAGACCTTGGAAAACAAAAAGAGAGTTGAGGAAAAACATATGAAATACTACATGAAAAAATATTCATCATTACTTAAATACTACATAAAAGAAAATAGTGAAGAAGTTAAATCAGGTCTTATTGCTTTTCTGATTACTTTCATTACATTTATGTTTTTAAATATCAGTTTTAAACCAGAACCACTAGATGTAATCATCTGTGAAGATGGTGAATGTTCGTCAATAAAAGCAGAAAAGATTATCATTCAAAATACAAAAGAAGTAGATGATGAATTTATTGATAGTGTAAAGAAAGTTTTAGATGAACCACTTATAGAATCTAGTACACACAAAACATTTTTAGATTCAATGGATAAATGTATTGACTATGTCTATCTAAGTGTATCGCCTGAACATCAACTGCCTAAGAAACTTGTACTTGCTCAAGCAATACTAGAGTCTGCTTGGGGTAAATCTAGATTTGCGAATGAAGGTAATAATCTATTTGGTATAAGAACATTTGATAAAAGTACAGACTATTTACTACCTATCACTTGGGATCCAAACAAATGGCCAGGGTGGGGTGTAAAAGTTTATGAGAGTAAATGTGCTAGTGTTAGAGATTATGTTCGTATCATCAATGAAGTATGGGCATATGAAGAACTTAGAGAAGCAAGAAAAAGTAATCCAAACATTACAGCAATAGAACTTGCAAGTTATCTTGATAAGTTTTCAACTAATCCTAATTACGAAAATCTAGTGGTGAGAATAATCGAAACAAAATTATAGAATGAATATATTTTATCTACACGAAGAACCAAAGACCTGTGCTGAACAGCACTTAGACAAACATGTGGTTAAAATGCTTATCGAGTATGCTCAACTAATGTCAACTGCTCATAGAATGCTTGATGGTCAAGAGTATGTTGCTAAATCAAAGACAGGTAGAAAAGTAACTAGATACAGATTAGATAATCCTAATGAAGAAGCAACTGTCTATAAAGCTTGTCATCTAAATCACCCAAGTGCTGTATGGGTTCGTGCTAGTGCTTACAATTACTACTGGTTGTATCGAATGTGGTCTCATCTACACGAAGAATTTCAAATCAGATATGGTAAAGATCATAAATCATATGTTGTACTCAAAGAACTATTGAGAAACCCACCTAAAAATATACCCCTAAATATTCCTTTTAATCAACCAACACAAGCAATGCCAGATGATGTAAAGCACGAAGATAGTATTACTGCTTATCGAGACTATTATATCAAATACAAGAACAGTTTTGCTACATGGAAAACAAGTGTACCTGAATGGTATAGTGAGGGAATAAATGCCAACATATAATTTTAGAAACAAAAAGACAAATGAAGAATGGCAAGATTTAATGACGATTGCTGAGATGGAAAAGTTTGTCAAGAAAAAACACATTGAATTATTACCACCGACTCAAATGAATATTGTATCAGGTGTAGGATCTATGGATAGTAAGACTGACTCTGGATGGAAAGAAGTTATGTCTAAGATTTCTGAAGCACATCCTGTCAGTCACCTTGCTGATAGATATGGTAAGAAGTCAGTAAAAGACACACAGGTAGATAAGGTAATAAAAAAACACAGAGACCGTAAAGTAAAAGGCGGTGGGGCGTAAGTATTATAAATAATAGTACTAATGCTATCGAGTATATCTCAACATACTCATTCTAGATAAAAAGAGTCAGATGTTGTGAGGTCAATCCGATAAGGCGTTATAGATGAGCGCTCATCAAACAGGAATATATATGGCAGACTTTGACTTTTTAGATGGTTTTGACACAGGTGGTGATTGGGGATTTTCTTCAGTTGCTGAGAAACCATCAGGAAAAACACAATCAGACTCAGAAACAACTAAAGCAGTTGTTAAACAAACAGCTGATGGTGTCGGGAAAGCTGTATCTAAAGAGGTTCTTTCTACAATCGAAGGTAAACTTGATCGAATCTATTCAGCAATAAATTCAACTAAATCTGAAATCAAAGAAAAGAATGAAACAGAATTAGAGATTGCTAAAAAGCAAATGGATGATGAGTACGATTTAAGAAAAGATAATCTTGGTAAAGATCAAAAAGAAAAATATGCTAAGTTAGAAAAATTAATAATCCCCTTATTGATTAAGTTAGCAAAATCACCAGAAGATTACATCTATTGGCCAAATAGAGAAAGTGTAATCGAAACACAACTAAAAAAAATAGTAGAGATAACGAGAGGTTAATATGAAAGTATCTGAAAATACTTCTATTAGTATGCCCGCTAGAAATTTAATCTCTATTATAACAACTGTTATCGTAGGTGCATGGTTTGCTTTTGGCGTTATTGAAAGATTGAACTCCATAGAAACACAACTACAGTTAATTGAAAAAGATATACAAGCAGCAAACGAGTTTATAGAAGGTGTGCCAAAAGGCGACATGGTTTCTCCACAGATACAAGAACTCTATATGTTAGTAGAGTATCTATCAGGTAGTGTAGAGAAAATACAAGTGAAGATTGAAGAAGAAATACCTAACATTAAAAAGAATGCTATGACCATACAATTTCATGAGGATAGAATAATAGATGTAGAGGAGAAAGCTAATGGGAGTAATTGAAGTAGTAGTCGTATTAAGTCTTTGGACTTTTCAAGGTGATGTTCGGAAAGTTGAAGGTTGGTACCATCAGGATAATTTAAGTACTTGTTTGGCGTCAAAAAGATATGCTGAAAAAAATGCAGGCAAAACAAACAAATACACTTGCTCAGTTGAAGAATGTTTAATGAAAACAGACTCTACTGGTGCTAAACATTGTGACAAGATCATTAACTAATAAACAAAACAGTAAGGAAATAATATGCAATTAAGTGATAACTTCAGTTTAAACGAATTTACAAAATCAGATACAGCAGTTAGAAAAGGTATTGACAATACACCTAATGATGTTCATTTAGAAAACATGAAAGCACTATGCGAAAATGTTTTACAAAAAGTAAGAAGTCATTTTGGCAAGTCTGTTAGAATCACAAGTGGTTATAGATCACCTGAACTATGTGAAGCAATTGGTTCAAGTTCTAAATCTCAACACGCTAAAGGTCAGGCTGCTGATTTTGAAATAACAGGTATCGATAATAAAGAACTGGCAAAATGGATTAGAGATAATGTAGAATTTGACCAGTTGATATTAGAGTTTTATACCGAAGGTGATCCGAATAGTGGTTGGGTTCATTGCTCTTATAGTGATGATAACAGAAAACAAGTGTTATCTGCCAGTAAAACCGATCAAGGCACTCATTATTCACACTCTGAATTAAAATAACTGCTTGACTTTTTAGTCATTTACTGTTATAATAGCAGTTATGAATCAGTTAAATAAATTTATGAAAGACAACTATAGTCTAAAGTCTTTCAAGCACAACGCCCCATCTTGGGCTGGCCCAGACTTACCCACACAATCAATCAAAGGTAAACGATACTATGTAACCCCTAAGGGTGAGAAGTATCCTTCTATTACTACTGTCTTATCAGATAGAGGTAAAGAGGGTATTCGTAGATGGCGTGCTCATGTAGGTAATGATGTTGCAAATCAGATAATGAGATCAGCTGCAAGACGAGGTACTGCTGTACATACATTGATAGAGAACTATCTTAACAATGAAGAACTGACAAAACAAGAAGTGTTACCTCTTGCATTGTTTACGATAATGAAAGATCAACTAGATCATGTTGATAACATAGTATTACAAGAAGCAGCATTGTATAGTGATAAGTATCAGATTGCAGGTAGAGTTGATTGTATCGCTGAATATGATGGTAAGTTATCTGTCATTGATTTTAAAACATCCACAAAAGAGAAGAAAGAAGAATGGTGTGAGAACTATTTTATTCAATGTTCTGCCTATTGTGAAATGTATGAAGAAAGATTTGGTCAACCCATCGAGCAAGTCGTGATTCTTATGGTTACAGAAGATGGTGCTGTTCAAACATTTGTGAAAGATAAGAAAGCTTATCTACCCTTACTCAAAGAGGCAATAGCAGACTTTACAATTTCAAACTTGGGGTAATTCTTTTTTGACTTCTGGTCTATATCTCATGGGCGTTATAGACTTATTGTCCCATAGATAAGGTTGACACTCGATTCTAAAAGCAACATAATCATCTTTATTTAAACTCGGTGGAAAGTTGTCATCTTCTCCTAAGTAATGCTCTTTTAGAGAGTCAATAACTTCATCACCATCTTTAGATATATGACTATCACATAATTCCTCTGATAGAAATGCTATATCTGTATGGTAAGTAAAGTATGCCTGATCTGCACCTTCAAAGGTAAAGATTGCAGTAATTAAAAAGACAATTGAGAACATAAAACTATTTATAAAAAGATGAAAAAAATTAAAAGTAATCCAGTCGCAAGAGCAAATAAGAATAGACCGCAAGTCATTCCTAATAAGAAGATACCTAAGCGTAGTGATTTAAAAGACGATTTAAAGAAAGAACTGCTTGACAAACCAAATAGAAAGTGATATAATAGTATTATGGATAATATAATTACACCGAATAAATTCGCTTTAATAATTGAGAATATTGTTAAAGAGAAAAGAACTTCATATATGGACGCTATAGTATCCTATTGTGATAAGACTGGTCTTGACCCTGCTACAATAAGATCGCTTGTTAATAAAACATTAAAAGAAAAAATCGCATATGAAGCTCAGGGACTGAATATGTTAAAAGAGAAAACGGCGAAACTGCCGATATAAGGAGAACGATATGGGAATTTATAAATTCTTTAATAACATTCTAGAAAAATTGATTGCACCAGGAGAACCAGTGCAATTTCTGACAAAATCAGTACTAGAATTAACTGACCCAATTACTAGAACTGATCTTAAACATAAGACAAAAAAAGAACTAGAGATAATTGGTAGAAATCTAGGTATCGAAGTAGATAGAAGATTGAAAAAAGATAAACTAGTAGCACAAATCAAAAAACGAATCAGGACGGTATAGCAATGATTAAAAAAACTGAAAAAGTAACAGTATATTGGAAGACCGATCATGCGTATGCTAAAGATATCCGATGGGATACAGAAGAAGAAGCTGAGGCTCACGAACTTAGAGCAAAAGCTTTGGAACTTAAACGTGAAAGGTCTCAGCGAGCGATTGATGTCTTTAAAGGAGTTCGGGAAGATAGTCAGGGATACTGGCCTCAGAACTCGACTATGAGGGGTCAAGGAGATCAGCATGTTTTTGCTACAACTGAAACTATGCGAGATTGGCTTGTAACTAATGAAAATCTTGTAATGAATTTTTATAATAAATTGGATGAATTAGAAAGATAAATTAGGAGTGTATAGTAGGTAGAATGAATGGTTTTGAAGTTTATAAAATCTACTTGGCTGTCAAACTTCACTTCACAAGCAAAAACCAATCTTATGACTTCCATAAACACAATGGTAGAACAACGGCAAGGTTGGGCACCTTTACTAAAAGACGGGATAGGTATTTTTTTCACAAACTTTCTAAACTTTATAATGATAGGGATGTTGCTGATTACTTTGTTAGCAATTTTGTTACCAATACTAATTTATGGGTTGGTGACATTATCGGTAGACTTGGTGATGAGAACTTTAAACTATGGCAAAAGAAGATAGAGTCATTAAGTTATTACTATGAACAGGATATAGATTATATTATTGAACAGATGAATACAAAAGATATTACATTTGATAACATATTCATTTCAAAAGGTGGTCAACATCCATACATATTAAAGTACTTTCTTTCTAAAAGAATAAACTTTGAAACATTTATAATACTAGATGATATACTAAACTTTTCTAGGCATTTAAATAAAAGTATAACAGAAAAAGTATTATGGCCAAAACTATATGAAAGAATGATTAGATACAAACCATTTCTAAAATACAATACTACAAAATATAAACAAATACTAAAGAAAAAGATTAAGGATATATAATGAAAAACTATTGGGATATAATTATGAATGATAGGATAAATGCTCTTAGTAGAGCACCGATGCAAGTTAAACTAATGTCTATGCAAATATTAGCATGGATGTGGTCTGCTGTGTTTGGCATTTACATTGTTGAAAATATCTATGCTTTTGGCATATCAGCACTGGCACACGCTTTGTTAGTTGCCGCAATATTTCTAACAGCTTATTATTTTAAAGAAGTACAAAAACAATCAGGTCTTGGTAGATCAATACACGGAGAACACGAATGAGTGAAGATGTAAAAGTACAAGTACATACATTAGGAGAAATAATTATCAAGATAGAAATGCCTAAAACATTTATTGACGAGATTAATAATGTCTTTGATGAAAAAGAAAAAACAACAATAGATTGGACTACTCAACTTGCAGGTAAAATTAAGAAAGAAAAATTAGTTAATTATTTATTAGATGATAGTATAAAAGGTACTTTTCAAATGTGTTTTCAAGAATATATGAAAAGAGCAGGTTTAGTATTACAACAAACACATCAAGTAGTTTTAGATAACGCTTGGATAAATGATATGTTTGCAGGTGAATATAATCCTGCTCACTTTCATTCAAGTAAAAATAGTTTAGTAGGTCTTTCATCTGTATTATTTTTAAAAACACCTGATACATACGGTGAAGAGATAATCAATCCTCAAACTCCATCAAACGGACATTTAGAATTTATAGGTGGTCAACAGCATTCACTAGCAATATCACAGCTTAGGTTAAGTCCTAAAGTTGGTGATTTCTTTATATTTCCATATACACTGGTGCATACTGTTTATCCGTTTAGTGGCACAGATCAAGTAAGAAGAACATTATCATATAATTGTGATATAGTACCTAAAATACTAGTAAAAGCAAAATAAAGGAGAGGATAAGTAGTATGGAATATATGTCAATGTATTACACTAAAGAGGCAGAATGTCAAGAGAAATCGAATGAAATCTCTAAATTAAAACAAAGAATACACAAATTAGAAGAAAAAGTCGCTATTTTAAACGAAGATAGAAAACGAGAATTATATACTAGTGCTTGACTTTATCATCAAAAGATGTTATAATAATACTATTACTATCGTTATAAATAACTATGTGCGATTTATATAGCACAAAACATATACAAATACAATCATACAAGGAGATACAATATGAATACAAGTATAGCGGCCCTCAAAAGGTCAAAGTCTAATCTAGACACACTCATTGGCGAACTATCAAAAGTTGCCGAACCTACAAAACAAAAGAACTCTTATGCAGATGATCGATTCTGGAAACCTGAACTAGATAAAACTGGTAATGGTTATGCAGTCTTTAGATTCTTACCTGCTGTTAAAGATGAAGATTTACCATGGGCAAGATTGTGGTCACACGCATTCCAAGGGCCTGGTGGTTGGTTAATCGAGAACAGTTTAACTACTCTTAACAAGAAATGTCCTATTAGTGAAGCAAATAGTTTACTATGGAATTCTGGTGTAGAAGCAGATAAAGAAATTGCTCGTAAGAGAAAAAGAAAACTATCATACATTGCTAATATTCAAATCATTAGTGATCCAAAACATCCTGAAAATGAAGGTCAAATCAAACTATTTAAGTTCGGTAAGAAAATCTTTGATAAGATTACTGAAGCGATGAAACCTGAATTCGAAGATGAAACTCCAATCAACCCATTTGATTTTTGGGAAGGTGCAAACTTCAAACTTAAAATCAGAAAAGTTGACGGGTATTGGAATTATGATAAATCTGAATTCGATGGCGCTTCTGCTATTGCAGACAATGACGAAGCAATCGAAACTATATGGGATAAACAATATCCTTTAAAACCATTTCTTGACTCATCAAACTTCAAGTCTTATGATGAATTAAAAGCGAAACTTGATAAAGTTTTAATGGGTTCAAGAAGTACTGGAACTGCTGAAGATGTTGCGATCCCACCTGCAACTCAAACAGCTGCACCAGTTGTACAAGAAACAGTAGATACAACATCCTCTCCAGTTGTTGAAGATGATAGTGATGAAACACTTGATTACTTTAGTAAACTGGCAGAAGAGGACGCTTAATCTCTCCACCTGTTCTGTACATTAGGGGTTGGGTTTCACTCAACCCCTTTTTTCTAATCAATACAGCGAATCAAGTGATTCGTTTTTATAAATAATAGCATTGTTTTTATGAAACAATGAGATATCAAACTTAAATTAAGGAGAACAATATGAGTTCTATTAAAACTATGGTAGGGGCAATCGCTCTTGCTATGGCACTTACTTCTATATCTGTCGCTGAAACTACGGTGACACTACCAGATGTAAATGCCTCAATATATGGTAAGTTAAATTACATGGCTTACTACAACGAAGATACATCGGGCAACGGTGTATGGAAGTCTGGCAATAATGCTTCAAGAATTGGATTAACAATTGAAGAAGCTGGTGATATAAATGCTTTTGGTAAAATCGAAGTTGGCGTAAATGTTGATGACGATTCAAATAACACTTTTACATCTAGACTTGCATACTTAGGAGTTGACGGTGGTGATCTTGGCAAACTTAGTGTAGGTCGTCAAAATTCAGTATTTACTGCTGTGACTGGCGCTACAGATGTTTTCAATGTATATGGTTCTAACGCAGATCAAAACCAAGGTGATAGATTATCTAACACTTTAGTTATATCTAATAGCATTGGACTTGCTAGTATTTCTACTCTTATTCAAATGGATGGAACAGACAATACTAAAGACATTGACAAACATGAAATTGCTGCTACATTAAGTGGTGTTTCTGTAGGTTATTCAAAAGATAACAATACAGACATTAGTTATATGGCAGCGTCTGGATCAATTGATCTAGCCGAACTATCTGTTACTGGTGCATATTCTGTTAAAGATAATGCTGGTACAGAAACTAAAGGTTATGAAGTTGTTGCCTCAATCGGTAGCATTAACGCAGGATACGGTGAAATCGTAGATGGCGATACTTTCATAACTGCTGGAATAGATCATCCAATTACTGGTGCTCTTTCTGTTTATGCTGAATATCAGTTAGAACAGAATGATACTGCTGGTGCAAAAGATCAGAATAACTATGCTATAGGTACTAAGATAGTATTTTAAGTATTGAGATATCAACTTAAATTAGGGGTCCTTAGTGACCCCTTTTTTATGTTATAAATAGTTATTATGGAACAGTTCTTGATTATACTTGCTGAATTTGGTTTACCTGTTGCAGGTTCATTTGCTATGGGTATATTCATTTATATCATTCTTAGATATATTCTAGGTTCGGTTATAGGTCAAGTTCAAACAATGCACTCAATCATAACTCAATTAGATAATAGAGTCAGAAACATTAACAATGATGTTATAAAGTTAGATTTACTAATCTCACATACTCTAGGTGTTCCGCCAGACGAAGAAAGAATTGCTCGTGCTGATGGTAAGAAGGATGCAAGGAGAGATTAATGGATTATTATTTAGTTAGTGTATTACAAGACTATGGATTCCCAATGTTCGCAGCTGTGGCAATGGGGTACTTCATATATTTCATATACACTTTTATCACTACTCAAATTAAAGTCAAACTAGGTCAAGCAAATACAGTTCTAATCGCATTGATAGATAGAATAAGAATGTTAGATAATGACATTATTCGGTTAAAGTCTAAAGTCAAAACGACAATCGAATTAAAAGAAAACCTCAAAAAAAGTAAAAACAAAGACTAACCCAATTATAAATAGTAGTATGAAAACACTAATCAAACTAGTGTTATTCGGTGCGGCGTTGTTATGGTTATGTGGGTGGGCATTTGATAACACCATAAAATATGTACAAGCTTCTGAACTTGATTTCCAATTCGGCAATCCAGCGTTTAGTGGCAATGGGTATGGTACCCATGTTCTAAGTGTAGATCAACTACAAACTCAAAGAAAAAAAGACAAAGAAGATAAAGCAAGATCAGCTGCTTCAGCAGCAAAGCGTGAACTAAACAATACTACAATCGCCAAGTTCGTTAAGAATGTTGAGAGTAGAATATATGCTAACTTATCAAAACAGTTAGTTGATAATATGTTTGGTGTTTCTTGTGATAGTTCAACAACGACCTGTGCTACAAGTGGTACAGCAGATGTTGAAGGATCAACAATCTATTGGGTTAAAGATGCTACAACAGACAACATTACATTAACAATAACAGATCCTAACGGCACCGTCAGCACAATGACTGTACCTGTTGGCGACTTTGTATTTTAAGGAGAGAGAAATGGACAAGAAAAGTATAGTGCAATATTTTATTTACATACCTATCGTTGCTACGGTATTAGGTTTACTTTATACTGGTATCACTACATTTAATAACATACAGACTAATCTAGAACAGTCAACATTACAATTAGAATTATTGAAGAAAGACCTCAATCAAATAAGTAGTGAGATCACTAGAACGAAAGAGGATTTTACAAGAGAGTTGACTAGAATGGCGACTGAAATGGCTGAGGCAAGAGCATACATTGACACTTCTAGAGAAAATGGTTACACAATACAAAATACCGTTAGTCAAAACACATACGATATTAAGGAACTAACAAGACAATTAAATGGAGGTTGGTAATGATATTCTTCCGTAGTTTAATAATAAGTGTAATTGCGATATGGTTTATATCTACAATTAATTCACACGCTGCCAATGAATATCTGAATAGTGGGGGTATGTCTTGCTCTCAAGGTAGTATTGAACCATATGCTGAATGGTCAGAACGAGAAGGAACTAGTGGGTCCTTTTATACAAATAATGGTGACTTAAACACATTTACATATCCTCAAGGCGAAACAGACGAGTGGCGTGCTGGGGTTAGATTTCGTTGGAACTTAGGTTCATCTTGTAATAAGGTAACAAGAAAGATTATGCAAGAGAATGAAATGTTAAAACAAGAGTTAGAACTATTGAAATTATGTGGTAGATATAAGAACTTAGAATTAGGTCCTGAATTTGCTACTGTAAAAAGAAAGTGTGCTAACATTAAACCGAAAGAACCGCTAGAAGTAAAATGAGAAACTTTGCTTTATTTCTAGTATTAATGTTAACAGGTTGTGCTACTGTACCTGGTGATTATCCCTACAAGGAATCACCACCTAAGGCATATGGTACACCGACAGGTGAGATATTAAATTATTACGATCATTTAGATCAAGAAGTTATTACAGTTGCTGTATATCAATTTGCCGATAAGACTGGTCAAAGAAAACCGAGTACAAAGTTTTCACAATTAAGTATGGCAGTTTCTCAAGGTGCAGATGTATGGGTAATACAAGCACTCAAAGAGACAGGTGATGGTACTTGGTTTAGAGTTGTTGAAAGAGCAAGTTTAGGTAATCTTGTTAAAGAGAGACAACTAATCAGATCAACAACCGAGTTATACGATGGATCAGACAAGGGTCAAGCAGTTCTAAAACCTATGTTATTTGCTGGTCTTTTATTTGAAGGTGCGATTGTAGGTTATGACGCAAATGTAGAAAGTGGTGGCGATGGTGCAAGATATTTTGGTATAGGCATACACGAAGAATATAGAGTAGATCAGGTAACTGTATCTATGAGAATTGTATCAGTACATACAGGTGAAATAATGATTGCTGTATCATCAACAAAATCTATTGCGAGTTTTAAAACTGGTAGAGATGTATTTAAGTTTTTAGATATGGGTACAAAGGCATTAGAATTAGAGTCGGGTGCAGCTGTAAACGAACCAGTTAATTATGCATTGAGATCAGCAATAGAACATTGTATATTGCAAATATTAGATGAGGGTAAAATAAAAGGTCTGTGGAAAACTAAATTAAGACCTCACGGAATAAACGGATAAAGGAAAAACAAATGAAGAAAATTTTAAGTATTGTTATGTTTATGATGTTTAGTACAGCGTATGCAAATGATATTTACATCACGCAATCAGGTGCTAGTTTAGACTTAGATATATTACAAGACGGAGAGAATAACACAATAGGTAATTCTACAACCGTGTCTAGTGTTATAGGTGCAACGACTAACTTTAATATCAAACAAATTGGTAATGCCAATGTTATCACCTTTGATATTAATGGTGCCAACTACACAGGTACTTGGGATATAACAGGTAACTCAAACAACATTGACTTTAATTGTGATAGTGGTGCTTCTAACTCAAGTTGTGCTACTGCTACTGCAAATATAACATGGACAGGTAGTTCACAAAATATTGATTTAGATATCGGTGAGACTGCTTCTGCTTCAAGTGCTACAGTTAATATAACTGGTGCGTCTGGTTCTGATTCAAATGTTATTGCTGCTACGATAGATGGTAACTCTGCTATTCTAACACTTACAGTTAATGGCGATTCAAATAATTACTTAATTGATATTGATGGTAATGGTGACTCAGTTGGTCATACATTAATTCACACTCATACAGGAGATACAGCAGATGTAGACATTGTACAATCTGGTACAAATGATAATATGTTAAATCTAACTACTGTAGGAAACAGCCACGATATTGATATAACTCAACGAGACTAATGAAACTTTTTGTAATATTACTTCTTCTTGCAAGTGTAAGTAATTCTTATGCAAGTATAGGAGAGGTGATATTGCATGAAGGCAATGGCGTCATTGAAAGAAAATCAAACGGCGAAGAAGTCACTTCACAAATAGACGAAGAAGTCTTTTCATACGACACAATCAAAACAGGTAAAGGTAAAACAGCAATAGAGTTTATTGATATGACTCGTGTTGATGTTACCGAACACTCTAAACTTATCATTGATGAATTTGTTTACGACCCTAATACTAAGACAGGTAAACTATCACTCAAAGCAGGACTAGGTACAATCAGATATGCCTCTGGTCAAATTGCAAAAACTAGTCCAACAAGTGTAACGATAACAACACCTACTGCTACAATAGGTGTTCGTGGTACAGACTTTTCTATGACTGTAGATGAGATAGGAAGTTCTACAATCATTCTATTACCAAGTTGTGATACAAGTGGTAACTGTTATGTTGGCGAGATATCAGTAGAGTCAGACGCAGGTCAAGTCATACTCAATCAAGCATTTCAGGCAACAGTTGTTGATACGATTTCTAGTTCGCCTATGAAACCTGTCATCTTAGGTTTAGATGAAAATATGATTGGTAATTTATTGATTATATCTAGACCAGCTGAGATAACTAAAGAATTAGAGAGATCAGAATATATACAAGTTGCTAGTGCTCTTGACTTAGACTTTCTACAATTTGATGATTTAGAAATTGACTATCTAGAAGAAGATGAAAGCGCTTGGGCAACAGCACTTGATATAGATTTTCTAGAGCAAGATTTCTTAGGTGACATTCTCAAACAATTAAATGACCAGTTAGCAAAACGAATGAGAAGTGAGTTCGATAAAAAGAGATCGGGTGATGGTGTGGTCACAGGTAAAGATGAAGCAACAGGTATTATCATACTAAATGAAGAACCGCAATGGTTAGTGATACGAGAAACAGAATCAAACTACTTTGAACTAAGACTGGATCAAGAGTATGGATACAATATAAATATAGTGCAAGGCGATGATGAAATTTACGATTACGAAATAGGAGGAAATGTCAATGAGATTAATATTATACAGTCTAATTAGTTTAGCAGTAGTATTTTTTATATTTACTGTACATATCAGTTATGCAAACGATTTTAATTTAACTATTGTTACTAGTAATAATGGTGACCTTGATGTTCTACAAGATGGCGAAGATAACGACATTGATTTTGATGTACAAAGAATGAATGGTTTTGATATAGATTTAACACAAGTTGGTGATGACAATACTATTGATGTAGATGTTGATGGCAGAACGAGTAATGGTTCTTCAATGGCAATCACACAAACAGGAGATAATAAAAGTTATAGTGGCACTTTCTATTGTGGTCATTCTTCCTGTTCTATGACCGTAAACCAGTAATGAAAAAGATATTCACTCACTGGACGATAGGTCTATTAACACTAGCAATACTTACCTTTATTGGGTTGAACGACCCATACCTCAAACAAATACTAAGACTCAAGTCATTTGATTACCTTCATCAATTTGAAACAAAAGAAATATCACCTGATATAGGTGTGGTAACAATAGATGAATTGTCTATTGAGAAGCATGGTCAATGGCCGTGGGATAGAAGAATACTTGCTGACCTCGTACTCAAACTTAGAGAGGCACAAGTAGGTATTATTGTCATGCCGATACTCTTTTCTGAATATGATAGAATGGGTGGTGATGAAGAATTTATCAATACAATAAATCAAATGGGTGTAGTAGTTGCACAGGTAGGTACAACACAAATTAATAAGAATGCTGTACCGAGAGGTGTTGCAAAGATAGGTGACCCACTACCTTGGTTGTATGAATGGCCTGGTATGTTAGGACCAATCAAAGAGATTGGTGAATATGCAGATGGTGTTGGTGTTATCAATACGGCACCAGAGATAGATGGTGTTGTCAGACGAGTGCCTTTGATTATGAGAATTGGTGATGAAACATATCCTGCGATTGCTTTAGAAACTATAAGAGTGGCGACTGGCGATCCTAGTTATCAGATTAAGGCGGGCGAAGGGGGAGTAATTGCTGTAAGGGTACCTGGTTACGATACAATCGCTACTGACGCACACGCAAGAATATGGTTAAGATGGAATAAAGAGTTCGATACCATATCAGCAAGTGAAGAAGACTTTTCCGAATTCGCAGGTCGTACTGTTATTATCGGTATAACTGCCGAAGGATTGAATAGTATTATTGCAACACCATTAGGGGAAATGCACGACTATATACTATCTGCTTCGACTTTACAGACGGTATTAGACGGAGATCAAATCAACAGGTACGATTATAGTCTATTCCTAGAATTGATTATTTCAGTAGTTCTAGGCGTCTTAATTGTACTACTTGCAAGATTTACACCGTACTGGTTTATCGGCTTGACAATAGTATTATCTTATGTTATACTCGTATTTACTTCATATTATTTGTTTACCGAATACCTTATTCTCGCAGATGTAAGTTGGTCCATTATTTGCTTGACAATAGTAGGTATGCATAGTATATTCAATCGGTTCGTTTTAGAGTTTCAATTGAAACAACAAATAAGAAAACAATTTGAAACATATCTAGACCCAAGACAAGTGGCAATATTACAGAAAGATCCAAGTAAACTAAAACTCGGTGGTGACAGACGAGAGATGAGTTTCTTGTTTATGGACATTATAGGGTTTACACCTATTTCAGAATACTACAAAAACAAAGATGATCCTGAAGGACTCGTAGAACTTGTTAATGAGTTTCTAGATGATATGACTAAAATATTACTCAACAATGGTGCCATGATTGATAAGTTTATGGGTGACTGTATCATGGCAGTATTTAATGCACCGATTGATATGGAAGATCACGCAGAGATGGCAGTCAAGAGTGCTATGGAAATAGAAGCAAAGACAAAAGAACTCAAGGCATTATATAAAGAACGAGGACTACCTGATATCAATGTCGGAACAGGTGTGAACACAGGTACAGCAATCATTGGTAACATGGGTAGTTCAAATCGTTTTGACTATTCAGTTATAGGTGACGCAGTTAATCTGGCTGCGAGACTAGAGGCAACTGCTGGTCGAGGTGATTATAAAGATTGCCCAACATTATATTCAAGTTACACTCAAGAAAAACTCAAGAATATCAAGTCAGTTGAAGTAGATAAGATCAAAGTTAAAGGTAAGGAAGAGTTAATCACAATCTTCAAACCATTATAAATAGTAATATGGCAAAGACTGTATTTGATAGAATTTTAGACAAGGCAACTGCACCTAAGTCATTTGACTGGTATAGAAAACAGGTCAAAGATATGACTACACCTGGTGCAAAGTCTTTAATAACAAGAGGTAAAGCGACATTACGACCTAAGTATGGTATGATGAACTTGTTTGGATATGATGCTAAACACAAAGCAACATTACCTTATTATGATAAGTTTCCATTGATATTTCCAATAGAACCTGCAAAGGGTGGTTTCATTGGTATTAATTTTCATTATTTACCCTTTGGTGCAAGAGTAGCATTCCTAAAACAACTATCACAGTATGCCACAGATGAGAATTTTGATAACAAAACAAGATATAATTTAGATTGGGTTAATAACTCTTTCTATAGAAAGACAACAAAACGATACTTGAATAGTCAAGTTAGAACATCATTTTTAAACATACCAGCAAATGAAATGGCGGTTGCAATATTTTTACCAGTCGCAAGATTTGTAGGTGGGAGACCTTACTAATGGCAATATTTAGAGCAGGAAAAAGAGTAGGACCATTCGATATAAGAGTAGGTTTTCCTAGAGACAAGAGTTTAGATAGAGTCGATCAAGACCCTAGATTGAGACAACAGGGTAATCAAGAAAATACCATTGGTCGTTTTCGTTCTATGATGGCCAAGTCAGAAGGTTATGCTAGAACTACAAGATTTGCAATTAGATTATCTTTACCAACTAATCTTGCAGACATAGTTTCACCTCAAAGAAATCCTAACGATAACAGACGCACCTCAGAAGATCCTAATGCTGCTACTATGCACCAATTGTCTACTGAAATGGGAAAACAAGTAAACATACATTGTGATTCTATCACCATGCCGGGTGTTGACTTACAAACACAAAAAATTCAATACGGATCAGCACCAGAGTATGATCTAGTACAAGCAAGAGCATTTACTGGTCAGATCAATGCTTCTTTTTATGCAGATAAATATTTACGAGAAAGACAATTCTTTGAAATGTGGCAAAAGATGGCAGTTAATCGTATTACACATAAAGCAAATTATTACGACAACTATGTTGGTAAAATGCATATATACCAATTAGGTTCATTAGATGGAGAAGGTGATAGAGATATACCAACTTATGGCATAGAGGCAACAGAAGTTTATCCTCAAACGATAAGTCAGATTGACTATAACTATGAAGGTAATAATATAGTAAAAGTCAATGTAGCATTTAACTACAAACAATGGTTCAATCTCACCGCTGACCATGTTGCAGGTATGCAGTTTGGTAAAGGAACTCAAACTCTACACGATATTAAAGGCAGAGCTGGTATTGATGGTCTATTAGATAGACTACCACCAGAAATCGCAAGAACAGGTAGAAGTATATTCAATCAAGCAAAACAACAACTACCTATAGGAAGATTAACAAAAGGGAAAATATTTCCACCATTTACATAATTTTACATTATAAAGGAGACTAAATTATGGCACTACCAAAACTGAATACTCCAACATATGAGTTGGAAATACCAAGTACAGATGAGAAGATAAAGTATCGACCATTCTTGGTAAAAGAAGAAAAAATATTAATGATGGCTATGGAAGCTGACAAGAATAAGGAAACTATTCAAGCAGTAAAAGATATAGTACATTCTTGTACATTTGAGAAACTAGATATTGCTAATTTACCTATGTTCGATATTGAATATATATTTTTAAATATTAGAGCAAAGTCTGTTGGCGAAACTTCTAAACTAAAAGTACTATGTCAAGATGATGGTAAAACATATGCAGATATTGAGATAAATTTAAACGATATTAATGTACAAGTTGATGAAGATCATACAAATAAAGTTGAGTTATCTGAAGATATGGGTATGATTATGAAATATCCTACACTTGAATCATTTATTGATCTAGGATTAACTAATATTACACCTGCTAATATGTTAGATGTCATTGGAAATTGTATTTTACAGATATATGAAGAAAAGGGTGAAAAAGTATATGATCCTAAAGATCAAAGTAAAAAAGAATTGATTGAATTTCTTGAGCAGTTGAATACACAACAATTCAAAGATGTTCAAAACTTTTTTGATACAATGCCTAAACTAAAACACGAAATAGAGGTATTAAATCCTAAGACTAAAAAGAAAAGTAAGATAACATTGACTGGGCTCAACGATTTTTTCGAATAGCCCTTTCACACGACAACCTAGAGAATTATTATAGTACTAATTTTGCTTTAATGCAACACCATAATTACTCTCTGGCAGACTTAGAGAATATGATACCGTTTGAAAGGGAAATATATGTTGATATGTTAGTTCAATATATAAAAGAAGAAAACGAAAGAATTAAACGAGAAAGTAGTAATCAAGGATAAACTATGAGTGAAGAAGTAAATAAAATTGAAGTCAAAGTAGCAGAACCAAAACAAAAGATACAAGTTGATCTTGAGGTTGATACTTCTATTAAAGACTTGGGTATAAACCCTTATGCAAAGATTATACACTTAGCAAGGGCAATAGACGCCTGGCGTATTTTCCCTAGAGTATTCATAACAACATATATCTTTTTATTATACAAAGTTGTCATATGGTATATGGCATTAGGCAATCCATCAATGGAACAATCTGGTCTCGTAAGTATCGTAGT